CCTACTCGTGCATACTGTCAGCAAAAGTAGTTTTATGGGAAGCAAAAAAAAAGTTAAAACAATGCTTGCAAGTGGCTGCCGTCACACTATGATTGAGTTATCAAGTTAAACACCCTGAGGAGGGAAATTATGAAAAGCACAAAGTTCATTAGCAAAAATCAAGTTTGGGAAATTGTAGAGATTAAAGAACACAGCAACAATTTTGTGGCTCAACTTGGTTGGACACATTTTGCTGGTATCAAGCGCCCTAATGGCAAAAAACTTTATTACGCTAACTTGCAAATCGTTGATGGTGAAGTCGTTAACACAACGGTGGTGCTGTAATGGAAACCGTAACCAAGTTTCAAGTTGGTCAAGAGTTGTCTGCTCGCTCAGCCTGCGATTGGGATTGCATCTTTCGTTACACTGTTGTTTCACGAACAGCAAAGTTTGTGACTGTTAAATATCACAACCAGTTGAAGCGTGTGAGCATCCGAGTGCGTGATGGTGTTGAGTATTGCTATCCACTAGGCACTTATTCAATGGCTCATTCAATTTCAGCATCGGAGGTCAAATAATGGCTCGCCGTTCTACTTGCCACAACTGCTGGAGAAAAATCGTAGAGAAGCCAGCCGATCAACAATATATTGATACTTTCCTAGAGGATGGTTTAGCGTGGATGGATCTAGTGGAGCAGCGTTCAATGTGTTTGGTTGATGGTTACGGTACGGCGCATGTGACTACGAAAGAGTTTTATTCAGCAAGTTAATTTTCCCCCGTGGGCTGCGTTTCCTTTTGATCTGGGAGGCGCAGCCCATTTTTTGTTTGTAGCATGACATAATGATCATCTACAGAAAGTGGCTTTAATGGGTGGCAAAGGTAGTGGTGGAAGCAATCGGAAACCAGTGGAACGCAAGTTGCGTATCGGTAATCCGTCAGGGCGCAAACTTCCTGCTGTAACCAAGTCGGCTGAGATCATTGGCTTACCAAGCACCCATATTCCTGAACCTCACCGACCGATCGGTGAAGGTGGCAGAAGGCTATGGAATCAAGTTTGGCAATCTGGTGCAGGTTGGCTGAAACAAAATATGGACACCGAACTCATTTTGATGTTATGTGAAGCAACTGAGGAACGAACCCGATTGCGAGTCATGTTGAAAGAAGATCAAACTTTATGGCGTGAGCGCAGAGCATTGCGTGAAGTGGATCGCCAGATCATTACTTTGTTAGGTCAGATAGGCTTTAGTCCATCAGAGCGAGGGCTATTAGGAACAGGTGAAACAACAAAACATGAGTTCAGTGATCTCAACAAACGCATTGCCGAAAAGCGTTCAGCCAGCCGATAAGTGGAAGCCAGCGTTTTACACGCAACGAAAAAACAAATCATCAGATGGTGATGAGATTATAAGTTTCGCAGAGAATTATTTTAATGTGTTAAAAGGTTTTCGTTCAGGCGAACCACTAATTTTTACTAACTGGCAGAAGTGGCTGTTGCGTTCTCTTTATGAGCGCAATGATGTAACAGGGAGACTTCGTTATCGCCGTGCGCTGATCGGTTTACCTCGTAAGCAAGGCAAGTCATTGATGATGTCAGCCGTTGGTGTGTACGGGATGATTGCTGGAGAAGCAGGATCAGAAGTTTATGCAGTAGCAAATGACAGACAGCAAGCAAGAATTATTTTTAATGAAGCAAAACAACAGATAGTGAACAGTCCATTGTTGGCTGCCGAGTCAAAGGTGTATCGGGATGCGATTGAGATGCCTCGTTTCGGTTCTGTGTTCCGTGTGTTGTCATCTGACTTCAAAGGGCAAGCAGGGTTGAACCCGTCACTCGTTTTGTTTGATGAGTTATGGGGACAAAACAACAGCGATCTTTATGACCAGATGACTTTGGGATCAGGTGCACGCATTGAACCATTGGTCGTAAGTATTACTACGGCAGGTTACGACTTGGAAAGTTTGGCAGGGAAGTTGTATCAGTATGGAAAGCAAGTTGCATCTGGCGAAGTTGAAGATGATCAGTTTGGTTTTTGGTGGTGGGAAGCACCAGAGGATTGTCAGATTGATGATCAGAAAGCATGGCGTGTGTCCAATCCAAATCTGGCTGAAGGTTTATTAGATCCAGAGGATCTGGCAGTCGCAGTTAAACAAACATCAGAGATGGGGATGCGCCGTTGGCGATTAAACCAATGGGTACGATCACAGGAGTCGTGGCTACCTGTAGGAGCATGGGAGCAGTGCGTATCTGCAACACATGAACTTGATACAGAGTTACCTGTATTTGTGGGCATAGATATGGCTTTGCGACATGACACGATTGCAGTCGTTACCGTGCAGCAACAAGGTGAACGGTTTGTGATGCGTGCAAAGATTTGGCAACCTGAACTAGAGGGCGTTGATGTTGCTGATGTGGAACATTATTTGCGTGAACTACATAACACTTATACGGTGCAAGAGTTTGCTTACGATCCTGCGTTCTTTCAAAGATCAGCCGAAGCGTTATCTGATGATGGGCTAAACATGGTGGAGTTTGGGCAGTCAGCAGCACGAATGATCCCTGCGTGCGGTAACGCATACGAAATGATTATGAACAAAAAAGTGGCTCATGATGGTTCACCAATATTCACTGATCAAGTTCTTTCAGCAGCACAGCGTATGACCGATACAGGTTGGAGACTGTCTAAAGGAAAATCTAGGCGTAAGATAGATGCGTGCATTGCTATGGTCATGGCATTGGATCGTGCAACTAGCAGACCTACACAACAAGCAACACCAACAGTATTGGACATATGGGCATGAACAAAAAAGAAACTATTACAACAGCAATAGAAATTATGGGTGGCATTTTGATTGTTATCGGCATCGGCTGTTTCAATGTTCCCGTTAGTGTTATTGTTGCAGGCGTTCTGATGGTTATCGGCGGAGGCTTAGCAGCATGAGTTTATGGAAACGGACTGAGCAGCGTGCTTTGCCTACAAGCATTGATCCATACCAGATAACTGCACGCCCGTACTACAACAACTGGTCAGGCGAGATCGTTAATGAAACTTCTGCGTTCGCCCACAGCGCATTTCTGGCTGCTGTAAGCATCCTTGCTGATTCTGTTGCGTCTATGCCGATTGAGGTGGTGCGTAATCGTAGAGGCAAAATTGAGAACATTCCAACGCCATCTGTCTTGATGAAACCAAATGACAGACAAACAATGTTTGACTTTATTCACCAAACAATGCTCACCCTCACTATTCACGGTAACGCATACATTTATGCTCCAAGAGGTTCAAATGGTTTCCCTGTTGAAATGCGCAACATCCATCCGAACGCAATCAAAAACATTACCGATACAGACACAAGCGAAACTTTTTATCAGATAGGCAAAGAACAATTTTCATCCGATGACATCATTGCTATTCACTGGATGATTTTACCGAACTATAAAAAAGGTTTGTCACCTTTAGAAACTATGCGCAACACAGTCGGTATGGGTCTTGCGATGGATAGGTTCTTGGCACAGTTTTATGGTGAAGGTGCAACACCGTCATCGGTATTGGAAACAGATCAATCCATAACACCTGAACAAGCAAAACAGATCAGGGATAATTGGGAAGAAGCCCACTACAAACATCGCAAGCCTGCTGTGCTTCAAGGTGGTTTGAAGTGGCGTTCGGTAACAACTAGTGCAGCCGATATGCAAATGTTGGAACACAAAGAGTCAATCATTCGTGACATTGCTCGTGTGTACCGTATCCCATTGCACTTGATCATTGGTACTGGTGGCGATTCGCAGACCTACCAAAACTTAGAAGCATTGGGTTCAGCGTTTTACAAATACACTTTGCTCGGATGGGTGCGCCGTTTAGAGGAATCTATTTCAAGCAGACTGCCTATAGATACATACATCAAGTTTAATGCTGATGAGTTCTTGCGTGCTGATCTAACAACTCGTGTGAAGGCACAACAAATTCAGATCATGTCGGGAACGATGACACCGAATGAGGCTCGTGAATTAGAAAACTATGAACCGTATGAAGGTGGCGATCAGTTTGTTATGGGCTTGGCTGGCACTGCGATTGCAGGTGTTGAGGGTGGGGAACTTCCAACATTGGGTACTGATCCGAAATCACCAGTGAGGTAATTATGATTTCTAAAGCAGTATCGGTTACAACTTCACCGACTTTGATTGTGCCTGCCGACAATATTCCTAGAACTGTTTACATCCACAATGGAGGTGGCGCAAAAGTTTATTTAGGTGGCGCAGATGTTTCAACAGCGAATGGATTTCATTTAGGCAACGGTGAATCGCAAGATGTTTTTGTTCCAACAAACGAAAAACTTTATAGCGTTGTTGCTAGTTCAACCAATACGGTCATTGTTTTGACACCAGATTTGGATTGATTTATGCCATACGAAGTAATTATGAACGCCGATGGCTGCGATGGTCACGCTGTTGTAAAAGTTGGCGAAATGATTCCTGTTGATGGTGGCTGCCACGCAACACATGAGGAAGCGTTAGATCAGATGACAGCATTAAATATTGCTACGGCAGATGAAACAGATACAAGGAATAGTGAGATGGTTTCTTTTATTGATGCTGCAATAATGATGTTAATGAAAGCAAAAGAATCATATGAATCCGATGAAGAAATTGAAGATGAAGTAGAAGATGAGTTGGAGGATGAACCGATTGAGGAAATGCAGATGCAGGAGTATCGGGCAGTCAATTTGTCTGCACCAGCGTTTATGCGTGCCTCAGCGAAACGAGGTTTGGCATTACACGCTGAAGGTGAATCAGGTGATGGACTTATGCCTGCGACTGTTGCTGATGCTCGGCGTATGGCTAACGGTGAAGCCCTAAGCGAAAACAAGTGGCGCAAAATATCGCCTTGGATTGCACGCCACATTGTTGATCTTGACGCTGTTCAAGGAGACGAAATTACTGCAGGCTTAGTAGCAATGCTGTTGTGGGGTGGTGGTTCAAGTAAATCATCTGCAAGACGGGCGCAAGCATACGCAGAAAGAATCGTGGAACAACTAGACGGTGATGAAGAACGAGCGCCAGCACCACCAAAAGATCAAATCAAAGGAAGCGATGAAAACCCTCAAGGTTCAGCAGCCGATAAAACTGGTGGCATCAAACTTTCAGAAGGTACAGAAAAAACTTTGCAAAATAAAGTAACTGAACACAACGAGAAAATGAAAGAAGCAGACAGACCTGATTGGACTCTGGTTACTTTAGGTGCGTTGAAGGCTGTGTATCGGCGTGGCTCTGGTGCGTTCTCAACTTCACACAGACCAGGAATGACTAGAGCGCAATGGTCGTTTGCTAGAGTAAATGCGTTTCTATACCTATCAAGAACTGGTGCGCCAGAAAACAAAAACTATGTTCAAGATAACGATCTATTAAAGTCAAATCACCCAAGATTTTCTAAAAGTAAAAAAGACAACTAAAATCATATACAGTGGAGACACTATGAGCGAACTATGCAACTGGATAGCAAAACCATTAGACGAGAAGCGCACGATTGCGTACAGCAATCTTGAAGTGCGTGCTGAAGGCAACGGCAATACTTTAGTTGGTTACGCAGCATTGTTTGATTCTCCGTCAGAGCCAATGCCATTCATTGAATATGTGAAGCGTGGTGCGTTCAGTAAAACTTTGAATGATGGTGCAGATGTTCGTTTGCTGATCAACCATGAAGGTGTGCCGTTGGCTCGTTCCAAGAGTGGCACATTGGCGTTGGAAGAAGATGAGCGTGGGCTACGAGTAGAGGCTGACCTAGATCCAATGAACCCTGATTCGGCTCGTATTCTTTCTGCTATGAAGCGTGGAGACATATCGCAAATGAGTTTTGCTTTCAGAACCATCAAAGATTCTTTCAACGCTGACAGATCAGTTCGTGAACTTCGTGAAGTTCAGTTGTTTGATGTAAGCCTTGTAACTTTTCCTGCGTATGAGGAAACTGTCGCAGAGTTGCGCAACAGAAATAATAGTGTTATTGTTCCACCAGTTTCTACTTTCAGCCTGAGAAAAAATCAGGTTGCATTGCAGAAACTTCGCAGCCGTTAGACAGCCGACCCTAGAACGGGTCACTGATCTCCTGACACTGAGAAAGAAACACAAACAACTATTGACCACAGGAGGTCAGAATGTCATTTAGCAAAACACTTATTGAAAAGCGTGATGCTGCACTTGCAAAGGCAGACGCCATTGTTGAAGCAGCACAAGCAGAAGCCCGTGAACTTTCACCAGAACAAGATGCAGAAATTGTTTCAGCACTTGATGAGGTTCGTTCATTGGATGAGCAAATCAAAAACCACACCGAACTTGAAAAGCGTTCGGCAGAAGCAGCAGAACTTCGCAAAGAAAAGAAGTTTGATGTGGCTGTCGCACCAACAGTAGTTAAGTCAGAAGCACGCACTTACAGCCCGAAGGCTGAAACTTCGTTCATCGCTGACGCTTACGCTGCACAGTTCACCAATGACTTCGCTGCGAAAGATCGCCTTGCTCGTCACATGAACGAGGAAAAGATTGAACGCCGTGATGTAACTTCAGCAAACTTTGCTGGTCTGATCGTTCCACAATTCCTCACCGAATTGGCTGCACCGTTCGCTCGTGCAGGACGCCCATTCTTGGATGTCGCTCGCAAGCATCAACTTCCTGATTCTGGTTTGGTTATCAGCATCAGCAAGGTCACAACTGGTTCAAGCACAGCAGTTCAAACTGAAGGTGCAGCAGTTTCTGAAACCAACATGGATGACACGAAACTTGATGTTTCGGTTGTTACCGTTGCAGGTCAGCAGAATGTAAGCCGTCAGGCTTTGGAGCGTGGCACAAACATTGATTCGCTAGTAATGGCTGATCTTGTTTCTGCTTACCACACGAACCTTGACTCGTTGTTCGTAACAACCAGCGCAACATCACTAACCAATGTGATCTCGCAAGTTGTCACCTACACCGATGCTTCACCAACCGTTGCAGAGTTGTACCCAAAGATTGTTGATGCTATTCAACGCATCCAAACAAACTTCTTTGCTGGTCCAAACTTCATCCTGATGCACCCACGCCGACTTGGTTTCATCTTGGCTGCTGTTGATGATCAGAAGCGACCACTCGCAGTACCAGTTCCAAACTTCAATGGTCAGCCAGCGTTCGCTTCGGGCAACGGTTCACCTGTTTACGGAAACTCTGGTTACACAATGTTGGGTCTCCCAATTATCACGGATGCGAATGTCACCACTACGAACGGTACTGGTACAAACGAAGATGTGATCATTATCGGAAACACACAAGAAGCACACTTGTTTGAACAAGGTGGTGGCGAGCCAATGATGTTGCGCTTTGAGCAACCAAAGGCTTCCGAACTTGATGTAACCATGATCGTTTATGGCTACAGTGCGTTTACTGCTAACCGTTACCCAAATGCTTTTGCACTTGTGGGCGGAACTGGATTGATCACACCAACCTTCTAAGGTTGTTTGTTAATCAACTTTTGAAAGGGTTGGTGGTATCCTTCGGGGTGTCACCAACCCTTTTCTATTTTCGGAGTGCTAATGAAAAACTATGTTGAAGCGTTACTAATTGAGCGTGCAAGTTACGAAAAAAGAGGGCTCGCTAATCGTGTCAAAGCAGTTGATGCTGCGTTGCGTGAAGTTGGCTTTGATCACAAATATATGAGTAATGAAATTGAAACAGCAGCGATTGAACCTGTTGTAGAGCGTGCTGTTATCAAGCCAGTTAAGAAGCGTAAGGCATAACCTGTGGCAATTACGAATGGTTATTGCACGCTTGCAGAGGTGAAGGCTGCGCTAAGGCTTACAGACAATGTGGATGACACGCTGCTGGAGAACGCTATTGAGTCTGCTTCACGCCGTATTGATGGTTACACAGGCAGGTTCTTTTACAAGATGAACCAAACAGCGATCACGATGTATCCGTACAACGAATATATGTTGTTTTTCCCTGCAGATGTTTCCTCTACTTCCATAACAATTAAAATTGATTCCACTGCTGATGGTACTTATGCGACAACTTTGGTTCAGGGTGTTGATTACATTCTTGAACCAACAGATGCAGTTCTGCAGTCACGCCCATATTTGAACGCACGCATGGTTGGTGGCGCAACCTTTCCTCTGTTTGTTACACCATCTTTCCCTACAGTTCAGGTCACAGCAGCATGGGGTTGGAATGCCATTCCTGATGATGTGAATCAGGCGTGTGTGCTGCTTGCTATGCGCCAGTTCGCACGCTTGAACGCTGCGCTAGGCGTTGTAGGTTTCGCTGATATGGCTATCACTGTTCGGGCTATTGATCCCGATGTTCGTGATCTGCTTTCACCATACAAAATGTTTGGTATCGCCTGATGCCTGCCACAGTTTCACAAGTCGCTACAGGGCTCGCAGCACGCTTAGGAACAATCACAGGGCTACGCACCTACACTTATCAACCTGAGCAACTGAATCCACCTATCGCTTATCCTGTGTTGAACTCTGTTGATTATCACAGGGCTTTCGGTGGTGGCGATGTCACAATGAATTGGACTGTCAGCGTGATCGTTGGCAGATATTTGGATCGCACAGCGCACGCATTACTGGACGATTTTCTTTCCTACTCAGGTAGCAAAAGTATTCGTGCTGCATTAGAGGGAGATACTACGCTTGGTGGCGTAGCGCAAACTTTAGTAGTACCATCAGGTGCAGACATTTCAAGCCTAAGTTCTGCTGACGCAGAGTTTTTGCAAATACAAGTATCTGTTACAGTTCACGCCTAAAGGAAAACTATGACCACATATAAAGTTTTGAGCAACAATTTTGTTTTAGGTAATCAGGGTGAAACGATTGACAGCGCACTATTAGATGGGTATAACATTGAATCATTACTTGCAGGCGAACACATCGTTGAAGTAAATGCTAAGATTTCAAAATCAGTAACAAGCGAAACGGAAAAATAACATGGCTCAAATAGTTCTTACAAACGCTTCAATCACGGTCAACGCTGTTGATCTTTCTTCGTTGTCAAACAATGTGGAAATCACATACGAAATTGAGGCTGTTGAAACAACTTCATTTGGTGGCAACCGTTCTTTCGTTGGTGGCTTGCAAAACAACTCCGTGACTATTGATTTGATGCAAGATTTTGCTGCAACAAAAACTGAAGCAACGATCTTCCCATTGGTTGGAACAACCACAACTCTTGTGTTCAAACCAACTACATCTGCTGTTGGCGCAACAAACCCTTCGTACACCATCACTGGTGCATACTTGGCAAGCCACACACCGATTTCGGCAACTGTTGGCGAACTTGCTATGACCTCGCTTACATTTACTGGTGGAACGCTGGTCAAGGCTGTCGCATAATTTCATAAACAAAAACAGTTAGAAGGAGATCGCAATGAAAATTGCTTTACAAGTTGAGTTCAATGACGGTATGAAATCACCCGTTGATGCTGTGTTCGCAGACTTTGTTGCCTTTGAACGCACATGGTCACGCAGCGTTGCACGCTTTGAAACAGAGATTCGTTTAACAGATCTTGCGTGGCTGGCATGGCACAGCGAAACTCGTTGTCGTAAAACGGCATTGAAGTTTGATCCTGATTGGATTAACACTGTTACAACAGTTGAGATCCGTGAGGATGAACCGATTGTGGGTGCAGACCCAAAAGAAAGTTAGGTTCTGATTCTGCGCATTGGTCTATAGCGTTTCTCTCTATTGAGACAGGCATTGCGCCTTCGGTGCTAGTTAATGAATCAGAGGAAATGTTGGAAACAATGTTTGATGTGTTAGCGAAACGAAACGAAAACGCTAGACGCAAACGGTAGTAGCATCTGTGCCTATGGGAATCAAAGTTGATGTTTATGGTGTTCGTGAAACACTTGCAGAGTTGCGCAAGTATGAACGGGTGACATTCAATCGTATTAGTAGCGATCTGAAAACATCTGCTAAACCTGCTGCCACTGCTGTTGGTCGTGCGTTCCCTGATGAGCCGTTATACAACTGGCATACATCTGGTGAGCGTAAAGGCAAAGCACGCCTTCCTCCTTACAATGGTGCGTCAGCGAAAAGAAAAGTCAGAGTTGCAATCAGTACTAAGAAGCCAACTGGTGTTGGTCAGCATGGTTTGATTCGTTTGCAACAGATGGATGCTGGTGGTCAAGTTTATGATTCGGCAGGTTCACAGACTAAGGCTGCTCGTGGTGCTAGTGCTTCTGCTGGTCAAAAGTTTATTTCTAACCTTGATAAGCGTTCGTTGAAATCAACAGGACAAAAATACCGTTCACGCATAATGTATCCTTTCACGGAAAAGAATCTCCCGTTGATTGAAAAGGCTATTGAGGTTTCAATTCGTAAGGTTGATGGTGAAGTGCAGAAACGATTGAACGGATAATCCTATGGCAGTTGGCGTAAACATAGTAAGCACCTTTGACAGCAAAGGCATCAGCAAGGCTATTAAGGATTTCCAGACACTTCAGGGCGCAGGAAACAAAGCCACTTTTGGTTTGCGTACCTTTGATAAAGGAATGACCAACACGATCAAGACTGTGGCAAAGGTTGGTGCAGCCGTTGGTGCAGTAGCAGGGGTCATCGGTTTCAAACTTGCTTCAGCAGCGTATGACGCACAAAAAGTAATGGCACAAACAGAAGCCATTATCAAAGCAACAGGAGGTGCTGCTGGTGTAACAGCAAAACAGGTTAGCGATATGTCCACAAAGTTGTCTATGCAGATCGGTGTAGATGATGAGTTGATTCAAAGTTCAGCGAACTTGTTGCTTACTTTTAAGCAGGTACAAAATCAGGTTGGTGAGAACAACAATATTTTTGATCAGGCAGTTATTTTGGCACAAGACTTAGGTAATGTTTTTGGTTCTGCTGATGCTGCTGCGATGCAACTTGGTAAGGCGTTGAGTGATCCTGAAAAGGGTATTACAGCGTTGCGTAGGGCTGGTATCAACTTTACTGAAGCGCAGAAGGAACAGATCAAAACTTTGGTGCAGTCTGGTGATGTGTTGGGCGCACAGAAGTTGATTCTTGCTGAGGTTGAATCGCAGGTTGGTGGTACGGCTGCTGCTACTGCTACTGGTTTTGATCGCATGAGGGTTGCTGTAGAAAATGTTTCCGAA